CATCTGCATAGGAAACTGTTGCACCTAGTTTCTCAAAGTGTCTACCAACTAGTCCATGTGCAGTTCCTAGTTCTAGGATAGTCTTCCCATCAAACCAGTCTTCACCTTTACAATCAATAACTTTTTGAACTCTTTTTTCTGTTGGTAGGTACATTGTATCTATTTGACCTGTAGTTTCATTCTTCCATTTAAAGAAACCTTCCAACCCTTCACCATACTTTATCATCTTCATATACTTATTTATCGCGTATAAATATATGCCTTGACAATGCATATCGTATTTTGGTATACTTGTAAGGTAGGAAGTCGAGACGGAAGATAGATGGTTGTGAGAGGTTGTTCCGTATAGACAAGGTGTTCCACACTGTTAAAGTCAATTAAGACGTGGCATATAATCGTGAGGTGTGGATAGAATCCGAACAGAGAAGCTCTAGAAATTCTTGACGAGTTGGGATAGGGACGGTAAACGAACTTCCGTATGGTCAATACCTATTGACCTAGATAAAATTGGGGTAAGGCCTCACTAGAAGGACACGGTGTAAAGAATTGGGTTCATACCCAAGACATTGAACGATTCAGTCATGCTAAAAAAAACCCCTCGAAAGAGGGGTTTTTAGTATTCCAATTAAGGAATGAGAACCTAAGTTCCTTACAGAATGTTTGACACTGCAAATTTTCTGTAGTATTGGTTAGTACCAGCAGTTGCTAGACCATCACGGCCTGACATGTTGCCAGTGTCAACGAATGGGTTTGAAACCATGCCGTATCTTGTTTTGAAACCAATTTTTGGTTGGAATGTGTTCTCACCAACTGCACGAACCATTTGTAATGGAACGTATGGGCAATAGAACATACCAGCATCATAAGGGTTAGTTCCTCTATAACCTACTGTTAAGTAGTCAACACCAGCATATGGGTCAACATATACTTTAACTCTTCCGTTTAAGATACCAGCAAATGTATTGCCTGTGTCGTCAACGTTTAAGTTAGTGTTAAGAGCAGGAGCGTAATCTAATACACCTGCCATAGATAGAGCAGAAGCTACATCAGATGAACATAGGATAAAGTTACCTTTTCCTCTACGTGTATCTTTAGCGATGAAGTTGCTTTCTCTTTCTATTTGGAACAATAATCCTTTGAATTTCTCAACTGACCATCTTCCGTTTGCGTCAACGTCAAGGTTGAACGTACCAGCAGAAGCTGTTGCAGCTGCACCAGTTTTTGCTTGGATGTTAACATTTCTGATAACTTCACGGTTGATTTCAGCAAGAATTTCTGATGAAAGAATATTTGCTAGTTCTGATTCTGCGTCAAGACCGTGGATTGCTTTGAGGTCTTGTGCTAATTCGAGTGTGTACTCAGCTTTTAATGCTCTGGATTTTGCAGTAACAGTTGCTTTCTCAATGGTGAATGCCATTTGAGCGAAACCGTTTGATGCTTCAACGTCACCAAGTGCTTCTGCACTTGCTGTTGACATTCCCGCACCTGTATCAGTCGCATATGAACCATTGAATGGGTCATTATTACGTGCTGCTAAAGGGCCGTCTGCGACAACTTGGTTGTCATTGGAATATTTAGTATCTGCTTCAGCATGTAATGCTTCAGTTTTACCTTCTCTTCCTACAGATGGATAGTCATTATATCTTGCTTTCATAGCAAATATAAGTCCTGTTGGGCCTGTCATAGGCTGAACACCACAAATGTCGTATGCAACGAGATTTGGCATAGCTCTACGTACTAATGAAATCAAGATTGGATTCCAGTTAGCAACTGCAGAACTTCCAGTAGCATTTAAAGGTGCTGCTTCCTCAAGAGCTTGACCTTCTTCGAAAAGGGCCTTCTCTTGGTTTTCAAGGATTACAGCAGTAACAGCACGCTTGTAGTTATCTTCGATTTTTGGTAAATCGGAGTGTTCTAGAATCGGTTGCCACTTCTCTTGTAAGTTTTCTGATAAAAACATTTTATTTTTCCTTTAAATTATCCTAATGGATTTAGTTTAGTTATTGCTTGAGTGTACTGTTGCATATCGGGAGCAAGTACTGGTTCTTTCTCTTCAGAAATTTCCCCTGTTCCTTCTTCTACAATAGTATCCTCAACTAGTTTATCAACATCACTTGGGAAGTAAGCTTCAGCGATTTCTGCAATCTTCTCAGCGAAGTCTGCTTCATCTTTGAAGTCTACACCATTTGATAATGATTCTAGCTTCTCTTTTTGTGACTCAGACAAACTGTTACCAGCAGTCTTTACCACGTTACTTCTCTTGAGGGCATCTAACTCTTCTGTAATGTCAATATTTTTACTGACTTCACCATCAAGTTTCTGTTCCATCTCGTCGAGACGATTTGCGAGTTCATCGATTACGTTATACTTATCTTCGGGAACGTCAACATAATGTTCTACGAACAATGTTTTCAATCCGTCGATGAAGTTTTCAGTCATCTCTGCTCTCAATCCTCTTTCAATTGCAAGTTCGTTTTCTTTCGTCCACTCTTCTGCAACATAAGAAAGATATTTGTCAACGCCTTCTGCGAGGTCGGCTTTGACTTTTTCTACTGAGGATTTTAATTCTTCTGAATATTGATTTTCTAAAGACTCTTTAATCTCTTCTACTTTAGATGAGACTGCAGCCTTGAAGATAGTTTTTGCTTTCTCTTGATTCTCTTCTGAGATATCTAGTGCTTCTGAGATTTTAGATAGGTCGTCTTCTACTTCAATCTCGACTAGATTTGCTTCGAGCTCTGCAGAAGTTTCTTCGTCAACGATTTCCTCTTTGACTTCTTCTTCCTCTTCTTCTTCCTTAGACCACTTCTCAGCAATATCTGATACTGCTTCTTCGTCCATAGACTTTAGTGATTCAACAATTTTTCTAGCTACTTCTGCTTTAGTCAAGGTTTCGTCAACTTCTTCTTCTGATATAGAACTGAATCTAGTTTGAAGTTCTTCCTTAGTCATTTCCTTCATGTTGTTGACGATAGCTTTGATTGATTCCATTTTTGTTGCCTTAACAACATCTTTAGACTCTTCTTCTTCTGAAACTTTTGCAAGTTTAGGTTGACTGTCACCTTTTCCAGCATTCTTTTGATGTGCATCACCACTAACTGGTTTCACATTTTCTGCTTTCTTCTGTGCATCAACTGCTTTGTCAACAGGATTTTCTTCGGGTTTGACGACTTCAGCTTTACCGCTTTCGATTTTCTCGGCATCTGATGAACCTTGCTTAACAGGTTTCGCGTCACCTTTTTGAGCACCGTCTGTAGGTTGCTTCTCTTCAGAAACTTCTACTTCTGTACTTTCTAGGTTATTTTCTAACTCTGCCATGTTTTTCTCCTGTTTGAGTTTACTTTTTTATTTATATGTTATAGGCTTTCAACAAACCTTTTCCATAGATTTAACTTAGTTTCTTCCAATTTATTCAATTTAGCACCCCTTAATTGGGTTCTCATTGACTCTGAATCAACTGCTTTCAATATACCGTTAGACATAATCCACTCTACACCCTCGTATATACCTTCAACGAAGGCCTCGGGGGCAGATGGGTCTGCGACTATATCGGCTGCTGTTGCCAGTTGGAAGTCACCTTTTACGTATTGAGCGCCACCTTTTTCTTCCAAGGAACCTAATCCTCTAGATGATACTCCTAATTTGGCACCGTCATCGATTAAATTTCTTACGATTTGACCGTTTGGTGTGCTCAAAATTTTTGCACGTCCCACATAATTGTTACCATCTTCTTCTAAAGATGTGATTAAGTGTGACACTTTGTCAAGATTAATAGTTGGGCCTTCGGGATGTCCGAGTTCTCCAAATGCTCTATCCTTCTCAACGAATTCTTTTCTATAACGGTTAACTTCTTTTTCCATTATCTCTTTAGGATAAACTCTACCGTTACGGTTTTTAATTTCTGACTGCATGAACACTCCTTCAATGAAGTATTCCTTCTGTCCTTTCTCATTTGCTTCAATGATTACTGGTGACATTTGATAGTCATTATATTCAGATATTAATTTCATTTATAATTTCCTCTATGTTTATACCTTCTTCGGACATGTTTTGCATTATTTTTTTAATGTCTTTCATTTCTTTCTCTGCAGCTTTTAAATCTTTATATGGTGAATCTCCACTAAAGAGATTACCATCTAGATATACATCTACCTTATTTCTTTTGTTCTGAACATAAGATACAGATATCTTCTTACCACCAACCTTTGCGACATCAACTTTAAGTTCTTTGGAACCACTTGGCAATTTAATTTTTGCCTCGTTAAGTTCTAGTTGTACTGTCTTAAAGGACTTCACTCTACTCTCCTGTAGGTTCCTGTGGTGTTTCCATCCAGTCGACTTGAGCATTAACTCTCTTCATGTCTACTGCATCAGCAGCTGCTTTCTTAATTCCATCACCGATAGAACCTTTTGCAGCTTCAAGTTGACCTGCTTCTATTTGGTCAACGATTTGTTTTGCTATTTCGCTACTCATAATTTACTCCTAAAATCCACCGAAGTCATCTTCGTTATCATCTCCACCCTCATCACTTCCTTCTTTCTTGATTTGGGCATCAATTATTTTTATGTCTTCTTCTGTTTGTCTTAGTACATACTTTCTGATATATTCATCTGAATAGTATTTACCAACATAATCAGCTGCCTGACTGAGAGTATCTAATCTCTCTCTTAAAATTTCTGCATCTTTCAACTCTGTAAAGTGGTTGTCTGTTGCATAATCATACAGGAAAAAGTCCTTTATTTTATCAAACTCTTCACCTGTTACGACTTCCTTTAGTACTAATTGTGTCTTAAGGATGTCTGTAAAAACTCTTCCAAACTTCTTCTGAAGTCTATTAGTGAACTTATTAAATTTAAGTTCGTCTCTAGAAATCTCAGAAGCACGACCCATGTTAAACCCATTGTCTGCTTCCATTCTAGATGAAGGTACATTTAGAGACTGATATAACTTCTTCTTGAAGTATTCGATATCATCTATATCTGCTAGGTTTTGTCCGCCTGGCAATGTAGTAATCTCTGTTCCTCTACCACCTTCTCTTCTAGGTAACCAAAAATCTTCTAACATACTCATATGTTTTCTATCATCTTTGATTTCACCTGTATCTGCATTGTAAACCAACTTGTTCTTGTATCGGTTCATTACATCAGCAAGATACTGTTCTGCTTTTGCTTTTGGAAGGTTACCTACGTCGATGTAGAATATTCTTCTCTCGGGAGCTCTTGAAATCCTATAGATAACAAGTGCATCTTCCATCATTGATAACTGATTTGCAGTCTTCAATGCCTTGTGCAGATACCCGATGACTACGTTCTTAGTGTAGTCAAGTAATCCCGAAGTCGTATATGTTACTGCCTCGGGTGCAATTCGTACAGTGCTTCCTTCAGCTGCACTGGATTTATCAAACCCTTTATCATTGAAAACATAGAACTCTTCTATCTTTGAAATCCTTTCGATTTTAGTCTTAGGGTCTCTTTCCTTTTCAATGTTTCTGACCTTCTTAATCTTAATTGGGTCAATGTTTCTTAAGTCTACTATGCCTCTTTTAACATTTTTAGCGTCGACGACTTTATGGAAGTATACTCTTCCATCTACGTACCATTTTCTGAATAATTCATGAGAGTTCTGATTGAACTTCATCATTGATAGGATGTTGTAAAACTCGTCTTGTATCTTACCTTTGATACTATCAGAGAGCTTAACATCTCTGAGGTCGAGTGTGACTATCCTATCAGAACTATCCGATGTGATACACTCATTAACTATATCTTCAATTGCAGAATCACATTCTGGCACCAAAGATACCTCACGATATCTACGAATGAGTTCTGCCTCATTCTTGATACCACCTTCCATATCGACGTAAGCACCATATGCTCCGCCACCTATGAATCCACTTTGTTGTTGTATGACTGGTGTACCGTCATCATCAACTGGTGGAACAAAAGAAGGTGCCTTCGGCAACTCCTTTGCTCTTAAGTCATCCTTCTTACGGGATATTTCAAATCCTAAAATTTCCATACTAATATTTATACCACGCTAAGGTGGTCTGTTTCACTGTTCTTAAAGAACTCTTTCCCAGTGAGAGAAAGTTAAATCAACTGTAAATTCTTCTAATGCATCGACTGTTTCGTAGCTTAATGCTATTTCACCGATGTTTTTAGGGAACATGTTGAAGAACTCATATCTCGCTAGTACAGAGTCGTCTTTGTTTAACTGTTCTACAAATCCTCTTGATAATAAGTAATCAAGTGTAGTAGACCCTTCACCACTATCCATTGCTTGGATTTCCATCTGCCATGCTTCTAAAGCAGTTCTTGCTGAAAATTCCATATCATTGATGATAGTAACTGACCAGTCTGCAAAAGAACGTTCCCCTGCTAACTTTAAGTTTGCTCCTCTAAAAGGTATTACAACTTCACTTAACGTTGCAGCTGGGATGTTTGCACCTTTACACATGAACTCGATATTGTTTCCAGCTCTTGGTAAGAATACTCTAAAACGGTTTGCTCTTGGGCCACCACCGATTAGTTGTGCTTTAAATTGGTCTATTGTTGCCATGTTTTATACTCCTTAAACTGCACCATAAATTTCACTAAACTCAACACCCGACCTTGCAGCCACGAAGTTAAGAGTGATAAAGTTAATACTTCTAGAAGGTTTCACAAAGATAGAACATACAAATTCGTTTCTATCGATGACTGAATCAGTGTTGTTTGTTTCGTCACAAACTACTGAGAAATCTACTAGTCCTCTTCTGTTTTTTACGTCTCTTAGGAAAGGTTCTATTGCAGCTCTAAACTGAGCTCTTGTGAATGCATCGTTGAATTCAAAGAGTTGTGATTTAGCTGCAGTTGATATTGCCTTTTCTAGTACGATGAATAGTCTTCTTACGTTGATTCTGTCGAATGCAGAAGGACTTGTTAATGCAGTCTTATCACCGTAAAGAATTGTACCTTGGCCTGGGAATGTTACTACTGGATTAACTCTTGCACGGTATAAGTCATCTCTAGATGCTTGTGAAGGGTTAAATGCAAGTTTAGTAATTCCTAGGTATTGTCCTCTAGAGAATCCTGCTGGTGAGAACCATGCATCTCTAAGAAGGTCTGACCTTGCCATAACGCCTGCTGTATGTCCGTTAGCAGGTACGTAACAGTACTTATCGTTGTATCTGTCATATTGATATGTCCAACCGCTGTCAATTACGGCATATGAACTTGATGACATAGTGTTTGCAGTTGTGATAACGTTCGCTGCTTGTGATGACTCTGAAGTAACACCAACAACGTCTGCACGTCTTGGAGACATGATTGCGATACAATCTTTTCTACCTTCTGCAATTAAAACTGCTTGATTAGAAAGAGTAGTCCAGTCTGCAAGAATATCTTGGTCTGTACCACTTCCGTTATCAGTTCTTGAAGAACCTACGATTAAGAAAGATATATCAGATGTTTCACCATCTTTAAAATGCATATCCCATGTACCGTACTTCTGCGCTGCAGTTGGAGTTCTTCCATTTGCACCGTTTGCTAGGGATGTAACTTCTGCCAATGTTGGTCTTAAGAATGCTTTACCCGAAGTAGCTGATACTGCGTGTGTTCTGTGTTCATTTGCAGTGTTAACCATTGCAGTTGAATGTTGTCCCCAATATACCCACTCTGAACTGTTTCCTATTACATTTCTGTAGTAGTTAGACTCACCACTTGAATCTTTTGCGTCTGACGCAAGAGAAACAAATCCATAAGTCTCTAACATTGAGTGTGGAACTCCTGTGATTGCACCGTCTTCGTCTACTACGACTACGTGAATTTCGTCTGTTGTTCCATTAGCTGTTGTTGCTGATGCAGACTTGCCTGGAGCTTTATCGAATGATGCATAGAATTCCCAGTATCTATTAACTGCAGTTCCGTTTGCAACGGTTGCTACTAGACCTGTTCCTGTTGGTTGTCCTAATGCTTCGATTGTGATATCGTTTGTGTTGATTGCTAGAACTCTGTATTGTTGAGTTGTTGAACCAAATGTGATGATGTCTCTGACTTGTACTAATGCACCGCCACCACTCGCAAGTGTTATAACGGTTTGACCAGCTGCCTCTTCGGCACCTGTTGTTGTCGCTGCATCATTGTAATATGCATCTGAGGATGCACATACAGAAACTTTCAATGAATTACCTAAGACGCCAGGGCATCTTGCAATCCATTTACCTACTGTTCCACCGAGAGCTCCACTCTCGTATGATTGAACATATTCTTCATGATTTTTTAGAAGTGAAGAAGAAGAACCACCACCGTTTGCACTAAACAAACCTGTAGTGTTAATTCTAACCACTCTAAGAGATGAACCATATCTTAAAAATGCTTCTGCTGAATAAAAGTCTTCTGCTCCAGCATTAGTATTAGCTGGTTCATAAAACTCATCGACTAAACCCTTTGTATCTGAAACTGTCTTAACTTCATCAACAGGGCCCCATTGGAATGAACCAGCGAAAGCACCAGTTGTGCTTGATACTGCTGGTACAACATTTGTAAGGTCTACCTCTTTGACCTGTACGCCTGGTGATACTTGAAATGCCATACTTTTTCTCCTGTTAATGTAAAAAGTTGTTTACTGTTTTATTTATAACTTTTAATTTCCTAACTTAATAGCTTTATTACTATTCCATGTTTTTGTGATACCATCTGTCACCTTGATTATCAACAAATGATGTTTCCTGTTGTGAAACATCTCCAAAGACTCCTGCTGGTAGCAAGTCGTCTTGAATTATCTTCTGTTGTTCAGCATACAACAAGTCTTTGACCTGTGTATCTGTCAAGTGATAAAAGTATTCCGTGGTGATAAACCAACTAAACATGACAACATTCATTACCATGTCGTCATGATATCCTCTATCAGCCTCGAAACTAGTACCTTTATTTATGAAGGTCATGAGCTCCGTGATTGTAGGTCTATCTACTAACTCTAATCTGTGTTCTTCCAACAATTCTTTCATTGTAGAACATCCGATACGTTTAATCTTTCTCGACATTGTAACTCCAATGTCTTCTGCTTTTGCAAACCCTTGAGTAAAGACGTTTTCGTACTCTATATCATAGTGCAATTGATTGGCCACCATAGCACCTTCGTTATTATTCTCAATTATTACAATTGGTTTATTGTAAGGTGTTACAAACTTATTTATAATATCGGGGAAGAGAAGGGGACTTATCATGTTATCTCTGTACACAGCCACTTGTTTAAAGGGTTGAACCGACACATCGAAGATACTAAACGTCGACCAGTCCATTCCTCTACCCTTTGCAACATCAACTGTACATATGTATTCGTGACCTTCTACTGGTCTATCATACATAACGAAACCATCTTTCTCATACTCTCCTTCTACTGCTTTCATTTCTAATAGTGTGTTACTATTGATAAGAGTATTACCAGTTCCTAAGAAACTGTTACCATATTCCTGTTCGAACTGTGCTTCAGATGTGTTTGCAATAGTCTGTTGTTTCCATTCTTCATCTCTGCCAGGCACGTCAAACCAGTTAATAAGAAAGTCTTTATACTCTGATTGTCCATGTACTGCACTTTCATATATCTTATGAAACATATTACCTACACCGTTTGCAGTAGAGGTGATTATAACCTTCGAATCTTTACCCGAGGTAACAACTGGATATGTTGCAGTATAGAACGTTGCAGCGTCTTCTACGAATGCAAACTCATCCAAGTATAGTAGATTGATAGACATACCACGAATTGATGATGATGACGTTGCAGCTGCAACTACCTTCGAATCATTTGCAAATTCGATAGAACCTTTGTTTAGAATCTTAACGCCGGGCTGTAAAAAGAACGGAACCGATTCTAACATAGTAACAATACGTGCAATCATCTCCCTTGCAATTGCACCTTTGTTTGCAAGAACGGCTACAGTTACTTCGGGATGAAACACTAAGAACCACAATAAGTATGCACAAGAAGTGATGGATTTACCACTCTGTCTTGATGCAAGTACTACATTAAAACGATTACTATCGTAATGTTTTATAAGTTTATCTTGATATCCACGAAGCTTAAAAGGTACCATACCTTCATCTAGTGATATAATTTGTGTGTAATTTTCAATGAAATGACATGGGTCTTCAGAACACTTCATGTATTCTGCAAGCTCTTTTTCGGTATATTGATGTTCTATACCCGAACGTTTGATGAGGTTGTTACCTAAGTATCCCTCGTTTGTAGGTTGTACCATTACTTATTCTTCTTTAGAAATTTCTGTAACTCGGATGTTGAACCGACATATAGATGATTGTGTTGTGTTCCAATCCGTTTCTCTTCGTCGTCCTTTTCTAATTCCTTTAATTTCTTCTGCACGTCTAATAATTTTTCTGCAGTATCACCAACCGTTTTAAGCAATTGTCCAGCAACTTCATATGCACGAGGATGTTCTGTTTCCTTTGCAACATCTAAGATACCTTCGATTGCATCTTGCCCACGCTCTACAAGACCATAGAGATTTTCTCTTGCATATTTGTAGTCGTTTACTATTGATTCACCTCTGTCTTTAACAGTAGGTAATTTTTTGGGAAGTATTTCTACTTCTGCTTTGATTTCAGTGTGAATGTCTAAGACATCATCTAACTGTTTATCTATCGTGTCTTTTGTCATTATTAACTCGCATCTGTAGTCCTATCATCTGCAAAGCTTCTTGTAGAACCATCATCATAAAATGTTACCGTTTCTGCAACAACGAATGTATCAGTTGGGTCAACTGAACCAACAAACTTAAGTTTAGTTTTTGCATCTAATGTCACTGCACTTGATACAACTATACTTAATTTATCGTTTGCAATACTTGAGATTGTTGGATTCGTTCCTAAATTGGTACCGAATACTTCATCGTTTGCACTTATCTTAGTATTTATAGCCGTTGCAAATGATACTGTGGTGGAGTTATTTACTGCAGTTGAGGTTGTTTCTGCAAATGCTGGTTCGTAATGTTTAACTTCTTTAACCAATCCACTACCGTCTATCTCACTGGTAGTGAATAAACCACTTGCAGTCTTAACTTGACCTTGCACTCCGTCTGATATGTATGTTCTTTCAATAACATTCTTAATAACTTCACCAGTATATACTGGGCCGAAGAAATATAACTTCATAGTAAACTCTAATGTGTACTCAATCACACGTCTTTCTTCGAATGAACCTTCGTATTGGTCTTCCATTGTTACAGAACCTAGAATGATAGGTACGTCTCTGTAATCGACCATAGAGTCAATCATCTTCATTGTAACTGTGTATTCGGGTTGGAAATATGGTAGGATTTGTTCTACTATTTGTAGTGCATCGTTCATGTTCTTTGCAAGAATCGATAGACTAAATGTTAAATTGTATGGTGCTGGTTGATATTGGAATCCTCTTTTACCTGTGTCTGCAGTCTCTAACTGTGATTTAGAACTCCTAATTAGTTTGTTTTGTTGTCTAGTTGCATCATATTCGAACCCTGTAAGTTCGAATGCAAGTCTAGGCATACTGATTGCAGTTCTCATACCATCACCAAGGTTGGCATCTTCTGCTAATCTTTGTAAGAACTTTTGTTTTGGCCCATAACTTATGGGTACTTTTTGTTCCGTGAGTACCGTACCGTCTGATTTTACTTTCTTGATTGTAATGTTATTAAAAAGAGTACCAAAAATTGATACAGCTCTCTTCATTGTTTCATTATAAAAATAGGTACCAAACATTATGAATAGTCCTCTATATACTGTTTTATTTCTGCAACTGTAAATAGGTTTTCTGCATCTTCATCTGCTATTTTAATATCATAACTGGACTCAATGTCCATAATTACTTCAACTACTGATAACGAATCTGCATTTAAGTCATCAACAATATGTGACTCATCTGTGATTGTAGATATATCTACATTTAATCTATCTGCTAATATTTTTTCTATCATTATGTAACCTCACCAAATGGGTTTGTTTCTGAGAAGTCTAGGTATCCATCTGCTTTATCTTCGAAGTCTTTATTCTGTGCATCACCATCATTTGCAAACGTTAGAACGTCTGTAATGGATTCTATGACCACTGTCTTACCACTTGATGCACCAACCAAGGTATCACCAACTGCAAGGGTTCTTGTAACATCCTTGATAGTAAGTTTACGTATCTCGTCTGATGCGCCTGGCGTCCAACCAATAACTTCACCAGTTGCAGCTCCACTGTAATTTATAACTTCTTGAATTGTAAATTCTCCACTTGTATTTGAAACAACCATTTCGATTGTGTATGCCTGTTCGTTTTCTACTAAGTCTACTACTGTTCCAGTATCGAAATCCTCTCCACTGTATTCGAACAACTCACATTGTAATTTGAATACAAATAGTTTTCCGACTTGATAGAATGGGTTCTCATGTTCTACAAATTTGATTTCAAACATTGAACCACTCATAGGGAAGTAAATTAAATCTCCCTCGTTAGGTCTTAATGATGTGGTGAGATTTGAATCTAAAGAAATGAATCTTTCCCATGTTCTTAATGATATTACAAAGGTTGCAGTATCCCTAACTGAGACACCAAACTTAGACATTAAATCTCCATCACCTTCAAACCCATCTGTATTTTCTAGATACATTTCTACTGAGTATGCATCTCCAAATTTGGATTGTACATCTTCACCAAGGATAGTATCCTCTTCTACAATTTCTCTAGGTAGGTAAAATGTTTCGTGTCCATACATTCTAAGTGACTCAACAACGATGTCTTCATATAGCATCTGTTCAGTATTAACTGCATGGTTAAAAAATACGTTTGTTGGCATGTTTTTATCCCATTAAGTCCATGACTGGCATTTCAAAATTCAGTCTAGACTCTTCTTCTAATCTTGTAATTTCCTCTTGTGCTTCGGACTTCATCTGTGCAGCGTCTAATGTGACTCCGCCAGGCAATGCAATTCCCGAAAACTTAGATAGGTTTTCACCCCACTGATACTTAACTAATGCAGTACAATATTTCTTTAACCATATATCGTCATAGACATCTGTCATATCGGTTGGGTCAATCTTTCTGTAACATTCAATGATTAGATATTCACCAGCTGTTAAACTATCTGCATCTAAATCTAGATACAATCTATTAGAATGCATGTTGTATCTAATAGGTGTTCTTCCAACTAGGATGTTATCCATCATTGTTATATTCTGCTGTACCATTTCATAATACAGAACGTTAGTTGAAGTTAAATCATATAAGTCATTTAGTCTTAATTGATATCTTAAATCAAACATGTTTAGATTATGTTTGTCATTGAATGGTAAAATGTTTAAAACAGATAACACATGTTCGGGTAGAGTAAGATAGTTTTGTTGTTCTTTATATGTTTGATTACTTACTGCATGACCACCTGCTGTTGCAGCTGAATGTGATTCATCTGTCTTGAATGAATCTAACTGACTTTGTGTAAGTTGGTGTTTTAAATAACACTTAATACTACCATCATAGCAGTATTCTCTAAAGTATTGTAGACCTTCATCAAGTCTATCATCAAACTGGTCATCATCTACGTTGATTTCCAACACAGGTGCGCCTAGTTTTCTCTTAACGTACTCCTTGAGGGTTGCTTTTGAATTTGGTTGTGCCATAATAGTATTCCTGTTTAATACTATTTATGCGTTTTTTATTCTTGGAAATAAGTCTTAGTAGTAAGTTTATCGATTTTATCAGAGATACGGTTCATTTGGTCTAATAGTTTAGACATATCTTTCTCAATTTCTTCACGTGTGACATAATCTTTGGCTATCTCTTCACGTGTCTTATTGAGAAGAATCCCTTGGCGTGATACCTCTTGTAGTGTATTCCTAAGTAAGAAACCTATAGGTACAATAACAAAGACTGTAATTATATTCCATAGGATATAAGGTGTGATAGTAATTTCCATACTACTATTTAGAATAATCAGTTCAGTATGGGGTTACCTATTTCATCTAATTCAAAAGTAAATTCATTCTCATTGGGTGGTGTCCCTTGAGGGTCTCTTCTACTTGGGGAAGCTGAAATTTGATGTACTCTACAATTGAACGAAATTGAGTATCTTTCTTTGTCTGTAGGATTGGGTTCTACCATATGCATTGCACCACTAGGAAACATTATAAGTCTTCCAGTGACAGGATGATATCCTATACTCTCGTGCATTCTAGCATTGGTAGGATGGTCTGCGACTACCTTTGGGTCTGTATTGATTAGTTGTAGGTCACCTTCATCACCGTCTCCATGTATATAAAAAACTCCACTATACCAACAACCATTATGTAAATGTGGTGTATTCCATGCACCTTTATCATTTATATTTGCCCATGTATTGTCTATTTTAACTTGTGCATCGTCGGGATGAACTCTGAAGAATTGTTGTACTTCATCTCTCAATGCAGTTTCAATACATCTAACAATCTTTGCAAAGGCTGGATGTTGTTCTACCCCATCTTGAGACTGCCAACCAGTGTACCTGTTTGATATTTGTCTACCCTTGGGGTCTCTTTTTCTCCATGCATCCATTTCTTTTTTAAGAGTCATTATATATTCTTTGGAGACAGCATCTTTACCATACTTCTCTTGGTCTAATAAATTTCTTTCAAATATGAATGTTGGGAATGCTAATCTAATTGTCATCTGTATCTCCGAATAAATCTAATTGTACTTCTGCATTTTTTTCTACTAAATCGGGATTATGCATAGGACACTCGGGTGGTGGATTATCTTCTTTAAACATTCTTCCCTTCTCATTCCAATACTTAATTCTTCTATAGGCACCAGCCATTCCTTCAATATGTCTTTTCTCTTCTCTAAGTTCGGGTGACCTATTCCATTCATCCATTGTTTTTAGTTTACCACCATCTTCACCCACTCTATGGGTAGTTCTAACTGACCTGTTCTCTTGCCACGATTGATTGTCGTATGTTATATAGGATGCATTCCAAGTCTCTCTTCTGTAAGGGATGATTTGAACTAATGGTGTTCCAGCTTTGATTATAAAATCTTTATTTGTTTTAGGATAGAAGATAATTTGAGAGTTATCCATATTAACATTAAATGCATCTGTATCAATCATACCTTGCCATGTTGCAAAATACTTATTTTGAAATAGAAATGGGTCTAAGTATAGACAAGAATAGCCTGGCGGAGTAATAATATTCCATGGTGCTTTCATTTTGAATGCATCTTTTGTTGGTGCATCTTCTTTAGATAAGTAAGTAAATTGATGACCTGCTTGTCCAGCTGGATGTGTTGGTGATGAAAGTCTGTCCTGTGGGTCTGTTCTTGAATTACTAGAATGTTCACTTACAAATACTTGCATGTCTTTCTTTGCACAAATTAACCATCCAGTCTTTAACCAGTCATCCATAGCAGGACATGACCTTATAGTCTGAGTTTTGTGACCACGAACATTCTCTTGAACCTTCATAGTCTTCCACCAATCGGGAACTACTTTCTTTGCTAGAACTGGTCTCCAATTCTCCGTGGTTTGTTTATCATAACATGTAAATTCAATCGTAGGCATCTTCACCCCATAAAGTCTTTAGACTAATTTCATCTCCTCTTATAACCAAAGAACGTCTATCCATATACCTTGCAGCTGGTTTTGGTGCATCTGCACCATGTGGTATTCTTCCATCAAATATTAATAATCTATTGGGTTTAAAATACACTTCTGCAACTTGATGATTTTTAATATGGTCTTCTCTTCCATGTATTCCTTGTTGCATTTTATCATACATTCTTAAAGAACCACCCCAAGAATCATTCCAAAACTTATTTGGATAATATAAAAATGAAAGATTCCAATCATCTTGAGGCTCACAATCTGCATGTGTTGTTCCCTCTAGTCCTTGAGTCTGAGAATTCAAACCAAAGTATTGAAATCTCTCCCACATAAATCCGAAGTCTGTTTGTAACTTTCTATTGAACCAATTCATAAGATATGTATCTTTAGGTTCCATACCACGTTCTATTTCTTGGTTCTCACCTCTAAAGAATCCAACACCCCAAAAACTATGGTGTGGTAGTCCTGTAGGACTGTCTGAGTTTACTTGATTAGTTTTTGCCCAATAAGAATTTCTAGTTATCCTATCATCAATACAATGATGCATCGTTGTAGATAAGTAATCATCTAAAACGTATACCTTTTGCAAAGGCATATCTTTGATATGGAAAGGTTCTTTAATGAACTCTAACTCAACGTTAAACCCCATTGACTACGGCCTAGTATCTTCTGGCGTATATGGACTAGGTAATTCACTCTGATAAGCGTCATAGTCTTTTAAGAAGTCTTCTCTAGTAGATTGGATTTCTTGAACTAGTTGGTCTAAAACAGAGTTAACTGCATCTGCAAATTCCATTGCTCTTCTAGCGTTATTTCTATGTGGATGATTCGAACCTTCTCTACCAGCATAAGTAACTTCAGATAGATTATCAAAGTTATACTGTTTACATTCTTGGTCGATGTAATCTTTAGTTGTACTATAAAGAGTATTGATAAATTGCATATTGAGACTGTGACCTATAGGTGGTTCACTATTCTCAATGTATTGTTCAATCATTTCACACTCTTCTTTTGAGAGTGCAGTTTTTTGTTGTCGGTCAAAAGCTAGACCTTCTTCCCAGTTTAATATTTTAACTTCTATATCATCATAGATGATAACATCAAACTCAAAATCAAAAGCTGGTTTGTCTACAGAATCGTAATTGTATTCAAGTCCGTTAGGTTTACGGATGAATAAAGTTCCTTCACTGTCATATATAAATGCGTTCATAATTTAGTTCCTCGGTAATATTATAACATACTAATCGCCAATTGGCAATCTTCTTTTCACTTTTAAAAAGTCTTCAAGATTATTTATGGTTGAATAATCCATCCCTTTTACCCATGGGCCACCACGTGTATAATGTATACCACTGTAGTTGTACTTTTCTTCATGGTTATCATATCCTTCTACAAAGATATAATGTTCGGGTATTTTAGAGATTTTATCTGTCCACTCAAATTGATGTAGCTGTTTTCCTGTCCAAGTGTTAACAACTTCGGGTGTTAGCTTCTTACAGTCTTCATGTCCATTATTGAATACCATCATACTAGACCAAAGCTTCTTAGGGTAATCTATATTAACTTCACCATCAAACTTTGTTTCATCATGTTTGTATTGTGGATATTGTATACATGCAACAGCATCATTAGGGTTTAAGTAGTAAAACATTGGTAGTATACTTTTATTAAAGATGAAGTCATCATCAATAAAGATACTAAATCCTTCGTAGTTCTCTAAGTAAGGTATTAGGAATCTACTGTATGTAAATTCAGTACTTTGATTTGCATACTCTCTAGTATACTCGGGAATCTTAGAAATGTCAAGTATTTTAACTTCGGGTTCCCATTTAACTTGGTCATGCATCCAACCTCTACCAAATCCGTTTTTAATACTTTCTAGGATTGCAAACTTAGAACACTTAGACAAATCTCCATGTCTACTATCATGTCCAATATAGATTGTTAGGGGTTTACCTTTTGCAAGTTCATAGACCTGTTTGTTAAATGCATGTACTTCATCTCTGAAATCTAAGTCCATTAATGCAGTATTATATTCAATACAACCATCCACATATGTGAATGAACAATGGTATTGCTTGTCTAATCTCTTTAACTTAGTATACCACATCTCTAATACGCTGTCAAGGCTTGTCGGTTCAACTTTCACAACATCAAAATTATCTATTACCATAATTTCCATATCGTTGTCTTGCATCTCTTCAAAGACACCCGAACGAATAGAGCCTGGGTGTATTCTAAATGTGTAAGTAGATTCAGTATTCATACCAGTGACACCATTATCTACAACATATCCTTGAATAGGAGCTCTTAAACCTTCCTCTTGGATACTTTGAATTAGCCAGTGTGCTTTTGCACCGTGATAATACATAGACAACAATGAACCCTCTGCATGTTGGTCTCTGTTTTCAACTGTGTCCCAATCGATTAATGTATCTATATCTACATATCCATTAGAATCTTTCATGTCCATACCTGCTACGCCTGGAATTACCTTTCTAGGTTTCTCTGCATAACCAACTGGTAAAAACTTGTGATAAGTTACTGACTCATTTCTTAATCCATTGAACCCACCAAATCTGTTTTCTTTTCTTAGATATTCAAAGTCTTTCCACTTTGCAATCTTTACTGGTGGTAGAATTTCTTTGAACATCCACTCAAGTATTTTATAGGTTTCTGAAGTTTTTGAATAGCCTGGTTCTATATTAAATGCACCAAGATGAAAATTACCAATGGCCTGTCTTTCTTGTGAGGTTATCTTAGGGTCATAAGGTTTTATTAATTCTTTTGCTTGTTCTAGGGTTTCAATTTTCTGCATGGTATCTCCATAATATCTGTCCTATATTTAGTAAGATAAAAAAAACCCCTCTTTCGAGGGGTCTTTGTTCACTGTCGGGTAGGTTCCTATGATGTGATTGGTGTTGCAGGCCATTGTTGTGATACCACTCCATCCCATCTTGCTTCGGGTGTTCTCCCTTGTCTTGAATAGGTGAATGGACTTCTATGCTGATAAGTCGTTGGTGTCTGACCTGTTCTTTGATATGTAAACGGACTTCTATGGTTATAAGTCGTTGGTGTCTGACCTTGTCTAGCATACGTAAACGGTGACCTGTGAGAATATGTTACAGTTGTTTGACCAGTTCTTTGATACGTAAACGGTGTCTGTGCATTCCTTATGTTTGGTTCTTGAGCAGCTGCAATATAAGGATACGGATTCTGTTTGTTTCTTATATTGGGTTCTTGTGCATTTACAGGATTCCTATAAGTGAACGGTGACCTATGTTGATACGTAGAAGGTTGACGTGCATTACTAGGATTCTGATAAGTAAACGGTGACCTATGACTATACGTAAACGGTGTCTGATTGTTTCTAATATTAGGTTCTTGTTGACTTCTAATATTAGGTTGTTGTGCATCTCTAATATTAGGTTCCTGTGCAGATACAGGACTTCTATATGTAAATGGTGACCTATGACTATACGTAAACGGTGTTTGTGCGTTTCTAATATTAGGTTCTTGTTGTGACCTTATATTTGGTTCTTGTTGGTTTCTAATATTAGGCTCTTGTGCATTACTAGGATTCTGATAAGTAAACGGTGACCTATGACTATAGGTAAACGCTGCCTGATTGTTTCTAATATTAGGTTCTTGTTGTGACCTAATGTTCGGTTGTTGTATGTTTCTAATATTAGGTTCTTGTCCATTACTAGGATTCTGATAAGTAAACGGTGACCTATGACTATACGTAAACGGTGTCTGATTGTTTCTTATGTTTGGTTCTTGTTGTGACCTAATGTTCGGTTCTTGTTGGTTTCTAATATTAGGCTCTTGTCCATTTACAGGATTTCTGTATGTAAACGGAGACCTATGGTTATAAGTAAACGCTGCTTGTGCATTTCTAATATTAGGTTCTTGTTGACTTCTAATATTAGGTTCTTGTGCCGAACGTATATTAGGTTCTTGTCCATTTACAGGACTTCTATATGTAAATGGAGACCTGTGGTTATAAGTAAACGGTGTTTGACCCTGTCTTGCATATGTAAATGGTGACCTATGAGAATACGTTAACGGTGACCTATGTGAATACGTTAAAGGTGACCTATGTTGATATGAACTCGGTTGTCTTGCTTCTCTTATGTTAGGTTGTTGTGCAGATACAGGACTTCTATATGTAAATGGTGACCTATGATTATATGTAAACGGAGACCTATGGTTATAAGTAAACGGTTGTCTTGCATTAGCAATGTAAGGTACTCTGTATGTAAACGGATTCCTTGCATTATTAGGTTGTCTTGCGTTAGTAGGGTTCCTATATGTAAATGGTGCTTGGAATGTGAACGGTTGTTGACCATTCGCTGGATACCTAGCATTATACGTAAATGGTGCTTGGAATGTGAACGGTTGCTGTGCATTCGCTGGATACCTTGCACTATACGTAAATGGTTGTTGAACAATCGAAGGCGTCTGTACATCAACGGACACTTGTCCGTTTTTGATAGTCGGTTGTTGTCTTTGACCTATTGGCATTTTAGATTGTTCCTGTTATATTAATATTTCTCATTTGCTTACGGCTCCATGACATTAGGTGGATTACCACCACCAAAAGTGAAGTAGTATGTAAACGGACTTCTGTGTTGGTACGTTATGGGTTGTTGTGCAATACTTGGGGCCCTAGAGTTTGCACCAGTTCTTGCGTTTGCAATGTAAGGCACTCTATATGTAAATGGGTTTCTTGCACTATTTGGTTGTCTTGCATTCGCTATATAAGGTTGTCTATATGTGAATGGGTTCCTTGCATCGTTAGGTTGCCTTGCATTAGTAGGGTTCCTGTACGTAAATGGTGCTTGGAATGTAAAAGGTTGCTGTGCATTCGCTGGATACCTTGCATCATACGTGAATGGACTCCTTGCATCTCTAATGTTAGGTTGTTGAATTGCCCTAATGTTAGGTTCCTGTGCGTTTACTGGATTCCTATATGTAAACGGAGACCTATGGTTATAAGTAAACGCTGCCTGATTATTTCTAATATTAGGTTCTTGTTGTGACCTAATATTTGGTTCTTGTTGTGACCTAATATTTGGTTCTTGTGCATTTGCAATATAAGGATACGGTTGTTGTGCAGAACGAATATTAGGTTCTTGAGCAGACACAGGGTTCCTATATGTGAACGGTGACCTATGTTGATACGTAAATGGAGACCTATGATTATATGTCAAAGGACTTCTATGTTGGTATGTACTAGGTTGTCTTGCTTCTCTTATGTTAGGCTCTTGTGCAGATACAGGACTTCTATATGTAAATGGAGACCTATGAGAATATTCCAAAGGCGACCTATGTGAATATGTTAACGGTGACCTATGTTGATAAGTTGCAGGCTGTCTTGCATCTCTAATATTAGGTTCTTGTCCATTCACTGGATTTCTGTAAGTGAATGGAGACCTATGTTGATAGGTAAATGGTGACCTGTGAGAATATGTCAAAGGACTTCTATGTTGGTATGTACTAGGTTGTCTTGCTTCTCTAATATTAGGTTCTTGTCCATTCACTGGATTTCTGTACTCGAATGGAGACCTATGATTATATGTCAAAGGCGACCTATGTGAATATGTTAACGGTGACCTATGTTGATACGTAGAAGGTTGTCTTGCATCTCTAATAAAAGGTGCTTGTCCATTCACTGGATTCCTATATGTAAACGGTGACCTATGTTGATACGTAAATGGAGACCTATGACTATACGTTAAAGGACTTCTATGTTGATAAGTTGCAGGCTGTCTTGCATCTCTAATATTAGGTTCTTGTCCATTCACTGGATTTCTGTAAGTGAACGGTGTCTGTGCATTCCTTATGTTTGGTTCTTGTGCATTTACAGGGTTTTGATATGTAAACGGTGACCTATGTTGATAAGTCGTTGGTGTTTGACCTTGTCTAGCATATGTAAATGGACTTCTATGTTGGTATGTACTAGGTTGTCTTGCTTGTGCTATATAAGGATACGGCTGTTGTTGGTCTCTTATATTAGGTTCTTGTGCATTTGCAATATAAGGATACGGATTCTGTTGGTTCCTTATGTTAGGCTCTTGTGCATTTGCAATATAAGGATACGGATTCTGTTTGTTTCTTATATTGGGTTCTTGTCCATTTGCAATGTATGGATAAGGAACTTGAGTCGCAGTCTGCCCCGATGCGTTATTCCATCCTGTAGGGGTTTTAATGTAGATTTGGTCAACTGCTTTCCATGTGGAACTAGCTGTTTTTACCCATGCACCTTGAGTTGAATTCCAACCTGCTGGTGTTTTGACCTTTTGTGAACCTGTTGCCATTTAGTTATCCATTAATAATACTGTTATTTATTAGAATCCTAAACTCCTAGATTAGGAGTAAAGAATCCACATATCACCAACCGCTCCATCTGAACCGCCAGGTGCAGAAGTTGATTGGTAAACATTTCTTGCAGTTCCACCACTGTTAGATGCATTCGTTATTGTTAATGCACCTGTGGATACCGCTGCTGGTGTTACTGATAATGCACCAGTTGAAGCACCTGTTGCAGTAGTTGTTCCGAATGCAAAACTTGATGCACTATCGTCCCAACCCATAAACACGTTACTTTCATCACCTCTCTCAATGACAATACCTGCGTCTCCCGATGGAGAACCAGTTGTCCCTGTTCCTAATTCAATCAACGAATCTTCGATAGTTGTGTTAGTTGAACTATTTGTTACTGTTGAACCATTTACTGTTAAGTTACCTGTAACTACAAGGTTACCACTTGCAGATACGTCTGCAAATTGAACATCACTAGTTGTTGCAACTGCCTGACCGATACTAACTTGACCCGAACTGATAGCAACACCAGTACCATTAGAGAAATGTGCTCTTGTCTCAGCTGCACTTGGCCCTGTATATGTAATAACACCAGTTGAATTGTTATATGCAAGTGAACCATCTCCACCTGCGTCTGTTACTGAAACTTTTCCTCTGATAGTTGCATCTGTAATTGCAAGGTCGACTGCACCGTCACCAGCATCATCATATGTTGCAGTGATGTTTGTGTGTGAACCGTTAGTTGCTAATTGAGTTCCAACTGTGTCTTGAATGTTTTCGTAAGGTACTCTAATTTCTAGTGTTCCAGCTGCATCATCATATGTTGTTGCAACGTTTACACCAGCAGTAATTAAAGCGTTAACTCTATCGTCAACTCTTTCATCTGTATAGTATAAGTTACCACTCTCACCAATGTGAGATGTGTTTAAAGTAACTGAAGCACCTAAGTCTACTGACTGTGAGTTAATTGTTACACTGTCATTTGCAAGTTTACTGTTTGCAATTGAACCTGCTAACATGGCATTAGTAACACCAAGTGCTTTAACTCTTAATGCATCTGAATTTGTTTCGATTGAACTATCGTCTACTCCGACTGATAGAACACCACTTGAATGTGCAAGACCGTCACCTGCTACTGAAGCATCTAGGTTTAAAGTAACTGCACCACTTGAACCACCACCCGATAGACCGTCTCCAGCTGTAACACCTGTGATGTCCGCTGCGTTTCCGTCAATTGTAAGTGTTCCAGCTGCATCATCATATGTTGCAGTTATGTTTGTTCCACCAACAATCAATGAACCGACTCTGTCATCCACTCTTTCATTTGTAAAGTAAAGGTTACCACTCTCTGTGATTCCACCAGTGTTTAGTGTGATGTTTGCTGTACCGTCAAATGAAACACCCGAGATAGTTCTTGCACTTGCAAGTGCAGTAGCAGTTCCTGCTAATCCTGTTGTATCTTGGTTAAGTGTTCCGACTGCAAAGTCTAAAGTGTTATCTGCATCTTGATACGTAACTGTAAGACCACTTTCTGTATTAGAAGTGACCATATTACCAACTGTATCTGAAATAAATTCTGCGTCTACTGCAAGGTCAATAGTTCCATCTGCATCTTGATATGTTGCAGTAATACCTGTTTCAGTATTTGAACTGAACATTGCTCCAGCAATATCTTGAACTCTTTCTGTAGTGTGATATAAATTAGTTGAGCCTTCGTTTAAGTCATCTGAATCAAATGCACCCATATTGACTGCAACATCATTTGCATTAACTGTAATACCAGTTCCAGCACCAATGTTTAATGTTGCAGCTCCACTTGTTGCACCACCAGTTAAACCCGAACCAGCAACTACTGATTCGATGTCACCAGCATCGTTTGTGAAACTGAATACACCAGTTGTGCTGTTGTATGATATATCACCAGTTGCTGATAGAGCAGCTCTTGCTCTTGCATCTGTAAAGTAAAGGTTACTTGAACCTTCTGTAATTTCGTCTGAATTGTCTTTTGTTAGAATACTTGCATCAACATAAGCTTTAATTGATTGTTGTGATGCAGCGTGAGATGCACTGTTCGAAGACATATCGTCTTCGTCTTTAAGGTCGATTGCAATGTCATCTGCATTAACTGTGATACCTGTTCCAGCAATAGCATTTACTGTTACATCACCACTTGTTCCGCCACCTGTTAGACCTGCTCCAGCAACAACACTTGTTATGTCTCCAACTGGAACTGTTGCAACTTGAGTATCAACATATGCTTTAATTGATTGTTGAGTAGCTGCATGTACGGCACTATCTGATGCCATATTGTCTTCGTCTTTAAAGTTGATTGCAATATCGTCTGCATTTACAGTAATACCTGTACCAGCACCAATGTTTAATGTTGCATCTCCACTAGTTGCAGTACCAGTTAAACCAAGTCCTGCGTTAACTCCTGTGATATCACCAACATTACCTGTAATTGTAAGTGTCCCAGCTGAATCATCATATGATAATCCAATACCAGCACCTGCTGTTAGTAAGGTATTTGCAACGTGGTCATCGATGACCTCTATAGCTGCAGTACCAAATGCACCTGCTACTAAGTCACCCGAACTATCTAGAACATCATTTGTTCCTACGGATAGACCGTTCTTTAGTATAAAATTCTTTTCCCCTGCCATTAGATTGTACCCCCATCAATAACTGCATTTGATAATCTAGTATCGAATGAAGTGTTAAATCTACTTGAAGTAAAGTATTGGTTCGTGGAACCTTCCGTTAAGTTATCTGAAGTAAGTAAAGATATTGCTGATACAGCTAGTTTTCCTGCTGAGGAAATAACTTCTGTTGAACCAACTGTAAGTCCGTACTCAATTACGAATGTATTTTGTGTTGCCATTTATGTGTCCTTTTAAGGTTTACCTTGAGGGGTGTTACATTTATTTATCGATTCACTCCTCTTAAGAATGTCCTATAATCTGTCTTTTTAAAATTACTTTATCTTTTTAAGCGTCAACTAAAATCTTCTTAAATTTAAAGACCGTTGAATTACTGGTAGCAGGAGTAGTTCTGATACGTAACGTTCCGATGTTTATATCTACACCAAACGTTGCAAGTTCGGTAGTTCCTGTCAAAACTGTACCGTATTGTGAAACACTTGCAGTAGTACCATTATGAACTATTGAAAGTTCTGTGAACTGATACGTTCCACTTGTTGAATCTGAAATAGACACTTCGTACTTTGCACTTCTATAAGAGCTCGTTGAAAAAGTATCCATGGTTGCTTCAGAGGTTGATGTAGTTGTTACCGTTCCACCTTCTAATCCTGTAGGTGTTGCAAAAGATAGTGTTCCACTACCATTTGTGGTTAATACTTGACCACTACTTCCGTCTGAAGTTGGATAAGTAATACTTGCACCTGTTAAACTATTTGTAGCAGTCAATGTTGTTGCAACTAAGTCACCAACATGTAAGTCTGCTAAAGCATATCCACTACCACTTAAATTAACTGTGGTAGAAGGTTCTACTTCTAGACCATCAAACAACTTCCATGTGGAGTCTGACGCGTCTCTAAATAGACCTGTATATTCACTTGCACCACCCTCTCCACTTAAACCGTCATTATAGTTACCATATATTCCTATGTCAATAGTGTCTGCAGTTGTGTTACCACTTGCAAGTTCTATCAATGAATCTGTAACCGATTGGGTTGTAGAATCAATAATTGTATTGGTTCCGTTAACAGTTAGGTCACCAGTAACAACAAGATTCCCACCTATGGATGTATCTCCTGCCGTTTGTATCCCTACATCTGCTAAAAATTTAGATTGAGTTGCCATAGTTCTATTTATAGCTAAAAAAAGGGGAACCGAAGTTCCCCTTAAAAGATTTTGGTCTTTTGTTTATGCGTCTACTGTTGTTCTATCAAACTTAGTAACGGTTGATGAAGTTGAAGCAGGTGTGATTCTCAATCTGAGGTCACTTCCACTTATATCTGCATCAAATGTTGCTAGAGCAGAACCACTTTTTAACGTGCCGTAAGCTGTTAGTGTTACATTGGTACCATCATGAACTAATATTAGTTCGGTACTATGAAAGTCACTCCCTTCAGTCATTGCAATAACATATCGTGCAGCTCTATAACTTGCTTTTGCAAACGTATCCAAGTTAACTTGGGTAGTTGCAGTAGTAGTTAAATCGCCTTTACTTCTGTTTGCATCTAAAAGGGACTTACTTGTACTGATTTTATCTGTTGATGTATCGTACTGGAAGACACGGATTAATTCTGCTAATTTAAAACTATTTGATTTTGCCATTAGTTAATCCCCCCTTAAGAATGTCTAATTTGGAATGTATCAATTGTAGTGTTTGTGTTGGCTGGAGTAACGAGTAATCTCATTGCCCCCGAGTCAACGTCTGCACTCAATGTAAACAAACTTGCTGTTGAATACACATCACCGTATTGTACGAAGTATGCATTCGAGCCGTTATTAATAAGTAAAACTTCACATGCATGTGTCCCTGCCGAAGCATGAGTTGCATTAATTACATACTTGATGCCCTTAATTGCCACACTATTAGAAGATAATACTTGGTCTGCTGTTGTCGCTGTTAAAACACTTGCAGTGAAGAACCCTTGTACAAGGTTCGCTGCAGCTGTAATTGCAACTATTTCTAACACGTCACCACTTAAAGCATTTGCTTGTAGTGTTATTGTCGTACTGTTTGTCGTTGCATAGTCTATGCCACCACCAATTAGTTTTACACCATTTAAGTAAACTTGTTCACTACCTGCTTGATAAACTAACGAGTTACTATCATCATCGTTTCCAGTGATGACTGTTGTCGTTGAGCCTATAGTGTAGGTAAATGTTACAACTCCACTTGATGGTTGATTACTAAATGAAAGTGTGCCTGAACCATTTGTTGACAATACTTGATTCGACGTTCCGTCACTAGTTGGGAAAGAGTAGGCGTCATTAACAGAAAGAGTTTTAGGATTAGAACCGATTTCTGTAATCGCTGCTGACCCATCGTTCTTTTCAGTATACATTCTACCATGATAGGTATTAATCGCGACTTCACCTAGTGATAAATCACTAGTAGTCGGAACTGCATTCTGAGTCGAACTTCTTTTAAAATTAATAACTGTTGCCATGTTACTCTCCTAGTATTGATTGATTGATGAAATATTAATTAAAATGTTCCGCCGTCAATACCAGTGATTGAAACTGCACCACTTGATACTGTAAAGTTTGCTGTGGCAAAACTTGCAATACCTTTATTAGTTGTAGTTGCATCTTCTCCACTTACAGTTGCTGTACCACTTGAGTATGATACGTCCATACCTTCACCAGCATCAACAATCACGACACCTAAATTAGATGCACTTGATTGTTCAGCACTGATTGATATAGAACCAGCACCGTTAGTTACATCGATACCATCACCAGCAGTAATAGTTCCCAAAGCCATGTCTCCATTGGCTGTGTGACCCATAAGAATCTGACCATTAGTTGGTGCAGCTCCATCAATCTCTTTGATTGACCCACTTAGTGTTAAGTTCGTTGCTTCCACACCACCGAATACTGCGTCCATAGCAGTTCCACTGAATACTGAGGAAGAATCTGTAGCTTGTTTAAGAGCTACGAACTTAGTTGTATTTTCATCGTAACCAAAGAAACCAACTCTAGCAGAACCATCGTTGTATTTAAACTTAATACCACGGTCTAAGTTATCGTCTGAACTATCAGCACCAAGTTCGAAAACTGGGTCTGCAATTGATACAGTAGTTGAATTAACTGTAGTTGTAGTTCCGTTAACACTTAAGTTACCTGTTACAACAACGTTACCACTTGCAGTCAATGTTGTTGCAGTGATGTCGTCTGAGTTTAGTGTTCCGCCAACTGTTACGTTACCGAATTCTACGTTGTCTGAAGTTCCAACTGCCTGACCGATTGCAAACTCTACCGCTTGACCACTTGCAGAAGTTGTTACACCTGTTCCACCTGTGAAAGTTAATGATTGTGTATCTAAATCAACTGCTAAAGTACCACTATCCGCTGCACCGTCAAGGTCTTGAGATTGTAGTTCTGTAGTTACTGCATCAACATAAGCTTTAACTGATTGTTGTGAAGGAACTTTAACTGCTGAGTCGGATGCCATGTTGTCTTCATCGACAAAGAAGTCAATGTTTCCAACTTGCACTGCGTTTGCAGCGATTGTTACAGCACCACTTGATGCCATAGTTGCATCACCACTCATTGATACGTTATCGAATGAATTACTTCCATCATGAACAAGCATTTGTCCGCCTGTTGGAGATGAAATATCTGAATCCGAAGCACCTGCTAGGGTTGATGTTGTTGATAAGAATGATAATGCGCCTGAACCGTCTGTTCCAAGAACTTGGTTAGCACTACCGTCCGTTGAAGGAAGAGTCCACGTTACTGAAGAGCCTAAAGTGTTTGGAGATTTAAGAGCAACGAAGTTTGTTCCGTTGTCTGTGTCTTCCATTAACTTAATACTACCACCTGTACTTGCACTATTACCGACTTTTAAGTCAGCAGGAGTTGCAGTAGAACCAGCTAGCATATCTGTATAGTACTTACCACCAATTGCTTGGATTAATGCAGTACTATTATCAGAGTCTACTGATTCAATGTATAGTTTCGCTCCAGCACCCGAATTCGACCTATCCTGTACGTACGCTAATTCACCTTCCGCTAAGTCGGAGATAGCTGGTGCAGATACACCTGTACTTCTTTTAATCTGAATTACTGTTGCCATTTTTATTTCCTTTTAAATAAAATTATTAGTTGTTGTTTCTCGTTCACTATCCCGAGAAGTTGAGTTCATTATATAGTCTGTCCACTCACAATGTGGGTCGTTGTCTCACTGTCGACAACCTTGATTTGTACACTTATTTAGTGTTTTAGAATGTCCCACCGTCTAAAACGGTAGTTGTAGTCCATTTGTCTGATGCTTGGTCATATGATAGTAATCCATCATCTGTTTCCGAAGCATTTACGTCTGCAAGTTCATTGATTGATTTTGCAGTGATGTCTGTTTGGGCTGCAGAAGTTCCACCCATAGCAACCTGTGTTGCTTTGATGTTTCCACCACCAGTGACTTTACCACCGACGGTTACAACTCTACTTAATGTTCCTCTAATTGCCATATTATTACCTCGTCACACTTGGGGTTACGATGGCTTGTCCTTCTATTACTCTAGTCGTTGTTGAACCACTAGTTACAGTCATATCGTAAACATACCTGCCTGGCTCCAATGCACCAGTAACAGTATCGGTTAATGATAAAGTTACCTTACCATCAGACGCTGATACTACAGTACTGAATGTTGCACTTGCATTTGTTGAAGTATATGTCTTTCTCATTTGTGCAGCTGCAGTATAACCTGTTAAGTTAAGAACATTTCCAGTTGCATCGGTGACATCTACAGTAATGCTGAAGTCTGTATGTTGGTCGATAAATATGTTTGCAAGAATAGCCATATAACTATTTATACCTTTTTAAGTTTTACTTATGAATTAAGCACCAAACTCACCCATTGGGAACTGAGCAGTTGGTACAGATTGGTGTGTTTTCCTTGCAGTTCCACTATCATTTACATAAGCTTCTTCTACCTTTCTTAGAGTTCCATTGTCATTAATGAATACACCTTTAACTTTTGCATTTCTAGGTATGACTCTTTGATGTGAGTAAGTAACTTGATAGGTAAATGGACTTTGGTGTTGATATGATATCTGAGCTCCAGCATTATAGAAGAAAGGTGTTTGTGTATTTCTAATATTAGGTTGTTGTCCTTGTACTGAATTTTGATATGTGAACGGACTTCTATGTGCATAGGTAAATGGACTTCTTCCATCTGCAATATATGGATAAGATACTTGCTTGTTTCTAATATTAGGTTCAGTTGCAGTTGCAATGTAAGGATAAGGTACATCGCGATTACCAATAGCTGGTTGTTGACCTGTTGTTGCATACGTAAATGGACTTCTATGTTGATAGATACTTGGTAATTGACCAGTTCTTTGATACGTAAATGGTGTTTGACTTTCTTTTACAACATTTGTTTGTGCATTACTAGGGTTTCTATATGTAAATGGAGACCTATGGTTGTATGAAACTTGTCTTATTGCTTGTCTATTATATGTAAACGGACTTCTTGTCTCGTAGGTAAACGGTGACCTATGAGCATATGTCGCAGGTTGTCTTGCATCACGTATGTTAGGTTCTCTTCCCTCTACAGGACTTCTATATGTGAGTGGACTTTGATGTTGATACGTAGACGGTGACCTGTGACTATATGTTAAAGGACTTCTATGTTGGTATGTATTAGGTTGTCTTGCCTCTCTTATGTTTGGTTCCTGTGCATTCACTGGACTTCTATAAGTGAACGGACTTCTATGTGCATAGGTAAATGGTGACCTGTGACTATATGTTAAAGGACTTCTATGTTGGTATGTACTAGGTTGTCTTGCTTCTCTAATATTAGGCTGTCTTGCATTTACAGGATTTCTATATGTAGTAGGTGTCTGACCCTGTGTGTCATAAGTTGCAGGCTGTCTTGCATTTCTAATATTTGGTTCTTGTGCATTTGCAATATAGGGATAGGCGTTTTGTCTATTTGCTATAGAAGGCATCCTATATGAAACTATAGTAGGTTGTTGTAAACTATATGGTTGTTGAGCAATGGCCATTATTGTAAATCTCCACCACCCTTAGACATCGACAATTGAATCAATTGACTCGTTGGGTTTGTTGTATAGATAGTAGGATTACCCGCCATACCACCATTCACAACTTTTAATTGTATTGAAACACCTGTAGAACGAAGATAACCTAAAGAACCTTGGTTACTACTGCCAGAACTTGCAGACCACTTAAACCCTACCGCTGTTGCACTATCACTACTTTGTTCTCCATCCCAAATCATATAGTATTGGTTTTTAACTTTTGCACCAGTTTCGTTAGCTGAATCATTTGGAAATTCAGCTGAACCACCAAAATTACTGTCATCTATGTCAGCATTAGAATTCCATTTAGCAGATATCTCTATACCATCTCCATCTTGACTACTACCTTGGAAGTCTCCATAGAAGTTAATATAGTCTTCATAAACTGGGCCCATTGCTGCGCTATCGACTGCATACCATTTTGCTTTAACTGAATATGCATTGGTACCACTTTCTTGCCAATCGAATCGCATTAAGCAACTGCCACTTGTTGCATATGCTGAAGAATGACTTCTTGTTGTTTCCCAAGTTCTATTTGTTGTTGTGAGGCCTGACTGAGATTGACCCGCGTTAATATGAATCGCTGCACTGTTGCCTGGGCCCCAAGTAGTGTTGCCTGCATTGTTTGGTGCATCCTCTCCATCCACTCCATCATATATGGCGGGTTGTTGGGCAATTATTGGAGTTGATGAACTTGTAGTTGCTGGTGTCTGTACATTATAAGTCGTTGGTGTTTGACCTTGTCTTGCGTATGTAAATGGACTTTGATGTTGATAGGTAAACGGAGTCTGAGAATTTGCACTATAGGGATAAGGATTTTGTTTATTAACAGGGTTCTGATAAGTAAACGGTGACCTATAATTATAAGTAAACGCTGCTTGTGCATTTCTAATATTAGGTTCTTGTTGGTTTCTAATATTTGGTTCTTGAGCATTCTTAATAGTAGGTTGTTGTGCAGATACAGGATTCCTATATGTAAACGGTGACCTATGTTGATACGTAAACGCTGTTTGACTGCTTCTAATATTAGGTTCTTGCTGATTTCTTATATTAGGTTCTTGTTGGTTTCTAATATTTGGTTCTTGAGCAGACACAGGGTTCCTATAAGTGAACGGTGACCTGTAGTTATAAGTAAACGGTGTTTGACTGTTTCTAATATTAGGTTCTTGTGCATTGACTTGATTCGATTCTTGTCCAGCTGCAATATAAGGATACGGTTGTTGTGTATCTCTTATGTTCGGTTCTTGTGCATTTACAGGATTCTGATAAGTAAAGGGACTAGGGTGTTGGTAGAACCCAGGCTGTCTAGCATTTGCAATATAAGGATAAGGACTTTGTAAAGCCCTTCCATTTGGTTGTTGACCAGCTGCAATGTATGGATAAGGATTCTGAAAATTATATGTTGCTGGTTGCAGTCCTTGTCTTGCGTATGTAAATGGACTTTGATGCTGATAGATTGTAGGTGTCTGACCCTGTCTTGTGTAAGTAAAGGGTTGTTGTGCATTCCTTATGTTTGGTTCTTGGCCAGATACAGGAGTATTGTATATGAACGGAGACCTGTATTGATACGTTGAGGGTTGACGAGATTCAGCTGTATAGATAGACTGTGTCTGTCTAATGTTTGGTTCTTGACCATTTACTGGAACTCGAGCATTGTACGGTTGCTGAATTTCCGTTTCTATGTTTACAAATATTTCTTCAGACATATCATACTACAAACCATATGTGTCCAGTCGACGTTGACCCAACACCACTAGGTGCAGTTGACACAATTGCATAATCCAATTTAACATTATCGGATTCTAATTTAATTCCTTCACTTGCGTTGACAGCAAACGTTAATCGAGTGTCTGAGCCAGTCCCTGTGTATGATTCACTTAGACCAGCACCTGCTACCATTAAATCATTTACATCGGAATCCCCATATTGAGGAGCTGCAGTAAGAATAATTTTATCATTATTATCTTGATAGTCTGCAGTTATATTTGAGTGGTCATTGTGGTCTAGTAATCCTTTAACTTTGTCTTGTGCGTATTCTTGGAAAGTCTCTCCATTGAATGTTAAGTTACCATCGATGTCAACATCTCCACCAAAGTTAGTGTTACCACTAATGTCTGCATTTCCGTTGATATCAAGTGAACCACCTTCTATCTCTCCAGTTGCAGTAACGTTTCTAAATCCAGTGATATCTTTATTTGAATCTACTGCAACTGCTTTACTAGCAATTACAGTTCCGTTTGTTAGGTCATCAATTTTTTCTAAATCTGTTTGGTCTATTCTTGCATTTCCGATTACGAATTCGCTTCCAGCAGTAATATCTCCAGTTGCAGTAACGTTTCTAAATCCAGTGATATCTTTTGATGAATCAACTGCAACTACGTTACTAGCAGTAACACTTCCTAGTGTAGTTCCGTCAAGATAGTTAATCTCTGTAGTGGATAAAGTTGCACCGTCTATTATCTCTAGTTCAGTCTCATTTACTCTTGCATTTCCGATTACGAATTCACTTCCAGCAATTATGTCTGTAGATGAAGTAATGTCTCCACCAGCAGTTACCGTTGAAGTCAGAGCTGCAGTCCCACCACTTAGGTTACCGTTGAATATTGTTGAGGTGATAGAACTAAAACCTGTACCCACACCGCCTGTAATCGTTGCTGTTGAATCGGTGAAGGTTGGTGCAGTGATTGTATGTCCAGTATCTACTGTAAAGTCGCCATCATGGAAAGTCTTACCATACATTTCAATTGTATTTGTACCAGTAAGAGCTGTTACCCTGTTAGCATCATCTGCATAATTACCATTTAAAATTATTCCACTATCGTTATTATTATAAATTGTGTTTTCAGATGTCTCTGTAAAGAAACCAATTGATTGACCACCGATTGTAGATGTTCCTAAGTATGAACCTGTGAAAGAATATATGACAACCATGTCATTTGCAGCTGCAGCTGATGTTAGAGTCAATCTAAAATAGATATTTCCAGTTACTTGGGATATAGAATAGTCTGCACCCTCTAATAATAGAGTTGAATTCTTAAATACTTGGAATCTATCCTGTCTTAATCTAAGTGTATTACTAAAATCGTCTGCACCAGTGAATACTGACTGACCAGCTGTTGCAGTATAGATAAACTCTTGGAAAAAGAATGACTTATCTTCCAAACTATTAAGTGCATCTATTACTGTTTCAGTATTTTCTGTTCTTAAGCCAGACTTATCACCAACATCAACAGCCAATTCGTTGTATTTGGTTCTAAACTGTTCAATAGTTGAGTATGTGTCTACTGTTTTTGCCATTATGTCCTATCCAATAATTGTTGAAGCATCAATTTCATCTCTGATACGTCACTTTTAAGAGTATTTATCTCTTCTTTCTGAGCTAAAAATCTTTGTTTTCTAACTTTATGTAATCTATATTGTTCTACGTCTGTATTTATGATAGCATGAGAAGTTTCTTCTCTATAAAGATGAGTATGTCCTTCGACTTTGATACCCATCTTATGCAAGTGCCATACATCTTAGTGCAGTTACCGCTGGCACTATTGCTGTACTTGTTCCTTGTCCCACTATCTTAACAACGAATCCACTAAACTCGGGTAAATTATCTGCAGTGAACTCATATTCTTTAAAGTTTCTTGCATCTGCTTCTGTTGTGACATCGGGTGAACCATCCGTATTGAAATATTCAAATCCGACATCATCTAATAAAGTTTCTTCGTCATTTTTGATGATTTTATACATCAATTTAAGTTCTGTTGTTGGTGGTCTATACATATCTGCAATAACTTTTAAAGATGTTGCTGGAGTTTTAAGATTCACCTTCCTTGTTACATAGACCATTGCATTATTATCACCCTCTGACTCAGTTGATGGAACGAATGTTGAACCGACTGGTAAGGATTTTGTAGTACCATTGTTTTTAGTACCAGTTGCACTGTCTATATTGTTAATTCTGTTTGCAATTGCTAAACAACCCGCTGCTTGTATATCAATCATAGGTGATATGTTAGGGTTGAATGACATTAATTGTAATTGTAAATTGAAAGATTTCTGTGATGACATCTCTCTAGATTCATTATCACTTGAAGCTACAATTGATGGTGTGTCAAAGAATACATTATCATTTAATGTTACAAATTTATTTGTTGAACGTCTTTGATATGCCTCTCCACTAATAATACCTTCGGGTGAATACTGAGGAGTTGTAAGAACGTTTGCACTAATAATGGTTCCTTGCAGTTGAACTGAAGGAATCATTGTATGAATTGCATCAAAGTAATAGTTTCTTGTTGCAGTTGCATTTGCACCACCACCGATTGTTGATTCGAATGCATAAAGACTTGAGAATGAGTATCCGCTGAGAGATGGAGTAAATCTAAATGAATCTATTCCTCTATCTGCAAGAGTGCTATGTAATGTATTGATTACTGCAATAGGACAACCACCTAAAGTATCTTCGGGTGTTCCTAATACTACACTTACATCTGCATTGGAAGTTCCAATATTTGTAATTGTAATGTTATCACCAGCAGTATAGTTCTGTCCAACTTTTAAAATATTTACATCTGTAATTGCACCACTTGCTATGATAACTTCACACTTGATTCCACTACCTGTTCCACCACTATGAGTATCATCTGTACAGTTGATTGTTCCATCTGCTGGTAAAGTATCAGAACCAATCTGTGAGAAACTTGATACTATCACTGCAGAATTTTTCTTGTCTCCAACAATACCAGCTATTGTTACATTATCTTTATTATTGGTGTCATCATAGAAACCATGATTATAAGAATACACTTTAAGTTTTTTATCTGCAAAAGTTTCTATCGGATTTGTTTGTAGGTTAGTGTATGGTAAAGCATCATTTTCGAAATTAACATTACCAACTTTATCAATCTCATATTTTGCAACCTTCATGTTAAATTTAAGGTCATCTGTTTGTTCTGCAGTCCAAGTAGAAGCATTCTGTGACATGAATAATGAACCAGCATATGGTTGTCCACTTATAACTTCTGCAGTTGTTAAATCTGTTTCACCCATTCTAGAAATAAAGCACTCATACTCATTAGAGTTTGAGTATACAACGAAACAATATTCATTGTCCTGTTCTAAGTGAACTGGTGATTCGAATGTAAATGTTGTTGCAACTGAACCATCAGCTGATGTATTAATATCATCGGGGTTTTTAGTAACGTCTGAGAAAGGTAATACTATCTGGCCTGGATATCCATTTACCATGTTTCTAATTTGTACTGAACAAGGCATAAATGTATCTTTTGTTGCAAAGAATAAATCTATTGAAGTCATATCCATACCACCTTGTGCATCAACCAAGAATGATTGTGCAAGTGGGTCACCCCATCCTCTCATCTCTCCACCATTTAAAGCAAAGATTAAAGGTCTTTCTATTGTTCGTTCTACAAAATCTCTTCTATCAATTTGTGGCACTGCTACTGGTAAAGGTGGCGGTGTTGGAAGAGTTATAACTGGTGGTATAAATCTAATATCGGGTATGATGTTAGGTATTGTAATTGGAAAGTCGGGAATTATAGGTTCGGGTATATCAATTATTTGAATAGAGTTATCGACTGGTATCTCGTTTACTGGTGGGAAAATTGGGCCATCTGCATGTACTTCAGAGTTTAATCTCTCACCTCTTCTTGAGAAGTCTCTTGTTGCTGAATGGTCTTCTCTAATTACTCTACCATTTCTTGTTGATACGATTTCTGTTTGTGTTGCTTGTAAAATACCTTGTGCAGAGTACATTCCATTTCCCTGTGAAGCAGGGTTTGCCATATTGTAGAAACTTGAAGTAATTCTTAAGTCTCTTTGACCTGTTGGGAATCTTTGAGCTGCACTGTTAGGCAATTCAAAGTATGCTCTTAGTCTTCCATTACCATCTGTTTTACATTCTGAAGTAACTGTTGTTCCACCGTCTTGTGAATACGTTGCATTGAAAGGTCTTACAAATTTGTTAACATTGATGTTATCAAAATAGAAGTAATGGTTTGAATTTGGTTTTAAATTTGTTGCATCAATTTCAATTGTTCTTGAACGGATAAATGGTATCAATGACATTGATACAACTCTATCGTTTCTTGTCTCTACAAAATCTTCAACTACAGTTGTTGTTACACCAGTTCTTGTTTGAATTTCGGGTGTCTCTGTAATTTCTCTACTAACAGTTATTCCTGCTACCCACTCTCCACCTTGTAATGGGTCTCCACTCCATGAACCATTTGAAGTTGATTGAACTTCTGTTGATACAGCTGAAGGTTCTCCAACCCATGTTGTTTGCCATGAGTTCCAAACTGTTCCTAATGAGTTTGCATTCTCAGCCATAACAGCATCAAAGTTACCTTCACGGTTAACTCTCACATCGGGTAATCTTTCTGTGTCTTGCCAGATATCTGTATCGGGTGTTAATTTAACATTACCGATAAATGCAAATACGTGATAAGGGTTAACATTAATTGAACGAGAAGCTTTATCTTGATTAACATAACTAACTTCACTATATGGTAAAGTAATTATATCACCAGTCTTTTTAAAGTTTGTTGATGCACCTACGTTTTGTGTAATACCAAAGAATTGAGTAAATGACTTAGGTCTTAACATACCCATCTTGGTATCAATAGCACAGTTGTAATCGGGATGATTTACATCACCAATTTTATGACCTCTGAAGTTATCTACTAAGAAGCCTGATTTGTATCTATCAAATCCGTCTGCATCTAAAATTTGTTTTGTTTGTGTGTCTTTTTCTAATAGAGAAAGAGATGTAATTCTTTCAAGGTTAGTAACCCTATTGTTTATCTTACCGATATCCTTCATGGTATATCGTCTATGGTCAAAACTTCTTATTTGAACATCACTTAATTTATTGGTATACGGTGGTATTCTCATTTCGAATAACTGTATACTATCATCTAAAGCTGTAGGTTTAGTTGGAGATAATGCTGGAGTTCCTTGAGATATTTCGAACTTACCTTTCTTATGTAAGAATACTTTATCTATTCTTCCAACATAGAATTCAATATCACCTTTAAGAGATGAACCACTTACTGGAACATCTACTGCGTTAGCACCTGTATCTGTAATACCAGTTCTTGCATCAGCGAAAGAACGACCACTCTCATAACCAAATGGTGCAAATACAGCTCCACTGGTTGAGTTCGATAAATCTACTGCAGCTGCTACGTTCTGAGAAACATTAGATGAAAATGTAGTTGTCCCTAAAATTTGTCCTACTACTGGTCTAAAGTCAACACAATCTGAAAGTTCAAATGTTCCATCGGGTTCTAGTCCACCTAAGTCTACCTTGTTTGGTGAGTAAACTGGAATGTCTTTATAATCGATTGATGAATAAGAATTTACATCAAAGAAGTCTCCACCACCCGATACTGTAAAGGAATCAAACACTAGTAAAAGTGGATTACTTGGTTTAGGTTGGCCAGGTTTTAATGTTAGTTTGGATAAGTCATAGTATCCATCTCTTTGACCATTGTCAAAGAAGTATCTGTCTTTAATGTCGGGGGAACCTGCGTTAACTCCACCACTTTCTGCAGTCGGCATTGTACCACTTGCAAGTGATGTTTGTCCTACTACAGTTTCACTTGGTAAGAATACTTCACCATCTGTTGATGTATAATACCAATATGAGAGATTACCACCACCAAAATTAATAAGACTTGCTCTTGCACCCGAAGTCTGACCAATGATTATTTCGTGGTTAACAAATTCATCACTTGTGGTTATAATTGCATTTGGAGTAATTGGTGTCCCATCAATTCCTTCGAATACTCCAATAACTTTGTGTACGTCTGCAACACCTAATGTAATATCTTTGTCATCGTATGCAGTTCCATAGAAACCATTTGCACTTCTAGGACTACCAACTTTTAAAACTCTTGCTTTGGATAATGATTTACCTCTTGAGGTAACACCACTAGTTTTTGTTACTGTATATGTTACATCAACAAAGGCACCATTGTTACCTGTAAGAGTCAAAGTTAATACTTCTGCGTTACCAGCAACGTTTACACTTGGGTTTAAATCTTCAACATTAAGTAAATCCCCAGCTGCATAACCACTACCTGCTTCTCTTACTGAGATTGAAAAGTTATCTGTATTTCGTGCATTGAATGTCTCATGGGCTCCAGTAGTTATACTTATCTGATTAGATGCAACTTCTTTAACTACTTGTCTTCTTACTGTTACAGATTTTGGAGTATGACTTGCAACAAAATCTCTTGGGAATGCATGTATGTTTGCAGTCTGATTTTGGTCAAACAATTTTGCACGTCTTCTGACTGCATTACCACTTCCAGCTGCTATTGAGTTTGCAGTCAAGACTAAAGCTGTTTCTGAGGTGACTGAAGCAACGGTATTAACATTACCTGCTTGGTCTATTATTTGGTCACCCTCTTTTAATTCTTTTGCAAACTGAGTTGCAAAACCTGTTACAGCTGTTGAGTTTGTAGCTACAAAGGTAACTGTTCCACTTAGAACATTATCTTGTGATAATGAAACATCTGCAGTGAAAATTTCTCTGTTAGTATTGTTAGGTTTTTGTGCAACTGCTCTTGCACGGTCAATGTTGTAAGTTCTAATTGCACTACAAGATGTAAGTGTTGCAGTGCTTCCACCACCTTCTGCTGATATATTATCAGAAGTTGTAAATGCACCTTGTACATCATGTACAAAGAGATTACTTCCCTCGACATGGTGAACGATAGCACTTGTACCAGTTGAACTACCAGTAACTTTATCACCTGCTACGAATGTGTTTGCAATCGTACCAGTAAGTTTAGTAAACATCTTGATATCAAATAAATATAAATTCCAAAGAGCTGTGTCTGTATAGACATCACTTGAGTCGATACCTTCATGAAGGTCTACGTTTCTAATTCTACATGTTCCAATATTACCAGTTGCACTTAAGGCTCCATCTGTATCTGATATACCTAAGTCTGCTACTAGGTTATCATATAGTAATGCTGGATTATGTGGGTCAATAGTATCTGAACCAGTTTCGTTACCGAACTCGGGTAGACCATGAGCATTAGTAACTCTTAATTTATTTCCTAATCTGATTGGTGCTGATACACCAGTCAATGATTCTGTTGTTCTTGCTTTTTGAATGTTTAGAGTAGTTGTTCCAACTTTATCAATTTCATAACCTCTAACATATGCCTTGCCCGGCGATACCATGAATACGAATCTTCCTTCGTCTCCACCATTATTCTTCGTATAGAAACCTAAATTAGTTCCGTCATCTAAATGTTGTCTTAATGATGCAGTAAATTGTGTGACTACGAAGTCTCCGTTTGCATCGAATGTTCTTCGTGCAAGAGTGTTTTCTATTTCTGCATATTTTGTTTTGTCTATTTTAAGTGTGATAACACCTGCGTTAACTCTTGATAGTTCAACGAAGGATGTACCTAATACTGAGTCTAATGTATGTTTTGCTAGTGTTAAACTGAATTTTAAACGGTCTGCTCCAGCTGCATTTTCATTTGATGTACCCGCTGCATTATCTTCTAAAGAGTCGTCTGCAGCTGATGTTACTAAAGATTCAACAATATCTAAACCTACTCTGTATGAAGGAGCTCCACTATATTTTTCTAATATAATAGTTTGTTTGTCTACCTTTGTAAAGAATCCTCTTGTGAATACAACACCTTCTGTTATCTCTGCAATAGATGCTCTACCTGTTGGTGTTTCGGAAGAAGGTTGTATTTCTAAATCATTTTCGGTAGATGTATCTGTAGTAACAGTACCACTTGAATTATATCCAACTAACTCTAATGTTTCTCCTGCTGAGAACATAAAGTCATTAGTAGAATTAGTACCTTGTTGTACTGGTCTAATAAACATTGTTAATTTATCTGCACTAGTTTCTGCAGTTGACGTTACTACTTTTGCAACAACACCACTTGTTTGTCCTCTGACATACTTATCATGAAAGGATGTTCTATATGATTCTACTGCACTGTTGCCTAATGGATTTGGATTGGCTGCTTTTACTTTAACAAAGTAAATATCCATATCGATGTTCGTTTGAGCACCTTGGATAATAGTACCTTCTTCAAAAAAATGGTCTCCCATTCTTTCGATTTGGTTTTGTAAAATAGATTGAGACTGTGTTAATTCCCTTGCTTGCAAAGGACGACCAGCCCTATAAAGAACTTTATGGAACTTCTTATCTTCGGAATAATCGTCGTAATAGGGTGATATATTTAAGTCTGTCTTCTCTGCCATAGTCTTTTAGCCTTTTAAAAATGTAAAGGGGATTACTCCCCGATATTACATTTCAATAATTAATTTAATGTCTTCGATTTGGTCTGCAGCTCTAGAAACAGCACCACGGTTCTCAATGTACAGGATGTTGCCTGAGTAGTGTTCCACTTCGGGATGTGAAGCATCTACTGCTGATACAGTTCCAATATTTGCACCTGCTTTGTAAACTACATCTGCAGCTGCAAAGTTGGCATAACCACCTTCACTATTTGCGACTGGTATATGAGAAATTACTGTTCCGTTTACAGAAACAATTCTTGATACTGCAACACCAACACCGTCTGAACTTGCATCCATGATGATGTCGTCGGGAGCAAGACCACTTGCACCCGATAATGTCATTTGTGAATATGCAGTCATAGACGTTGCAGAACCAACTGCTGTAGTTCCTTTTGCAAATGGGTCTTGACATAAACCTATTCTTCTGAAATCGTTATCTGTTGGGAAGTCTCCACCACCTTCACCGAACTCAAATCTTGAGTTGATGATAATGTAGTTTCCACCTAATTCTTCTACTGGGTCTGCACCGTGTCCAATAATTGGTGATAGGATAGGTTTAATTACACTACCACTTCCACCAAGTCCACTGATTCCTGCTGTGTCTATAGAAGCTCTTCTATAACCAGAGCCTGGAGTTGTAACTGTTACGTGAGTGATAACACCACCCGATACGTGTACTGAACAAACACCACCTGTACCATCTCCATCGATTGCAACGTTTTCGTATGTACCATCTCCGTTTGAATGTCCACTTCCGCCTGCAGTTACTACAATATGATTAATTGAACCATCAACTGCATCGTTTTCAACGTCCCACTGTGCAGTAGTATCGTTGGTTGCAGCTGTACCTAATCCACCGTTAGTACCATTACCAAATATTTCTGTTTGAGCACCAATTGTTTTGACTGGAATAAAGTCATTAGTTACGAATTTGATTACATCTGAAGCTGAGATTGAATACATATATTTCCATATGTATCCTCTACCTGTTCCCACTCCAGCATCAGCAGTTTCAATAAGTGTAGTTGAAGATGTACCAACTGGTTTAACGGAAGAAGCGACGACAGCACCGTTTCCATCTCTTCCTGTTCTGATACATTTGTATACGTTATACTCTTCTGTCATCACATAAAATCTAGAATCGTAAATATTTGAAGAACTAGTTGCCGTTGAAGTGTTTGATGCACTTACATCGTGTTGATATTCATCATAGACTACATTTTCTGTCCAGTTGTATCTAACTAGACCATGAGTTACGTCGCCAGTAGGCACTTTCTTTAGTGCAATCATATCTGACCATGCGTCTAACTCTTCACCAACTGAGTTTGCTGGTGCAGTAGGAACTGCATCGTTTGGCCATGCAAATGACCTTCCTATGAATATATAAGTTGAAGAAGCTCCTTCTGATGCTGAGAAGTCTTCTTTAAATTGTTTCGCGTTATGTGTACGAAACTTCTCTGTAATTATTGCTGCCATTTTTATTTCTCTCCCGAAATTATATAATACTATTTATAACACTAACCCGACCTAACGTAAGCGGAATATGTTAAATTTGTTCGTTTGTTTGCAAAACTCTTCTCATATTCATCTGTATATCGATGTGGGAAGTAGTTTTCGAATTCTGATATTCTCAGTCCTTCATATTTAGGTGTTTCTAACATTACATTTCCTACACCATTCTCTAAAACTATACCATCATGTCCTTCAAAAGTTAAAGCTTTACTTGTTATCGTAATTGCATGACTCAAAGTGATTTGAGTACTACTAACTATGGTTGCAATTGTAGGAGCGGTATCTAAATTAGTTCCTAACACCTCGTCTCCAACTTCAATCCTTGAACTGATTGCTGAACTAAAGTTTACAGTGGTAGAATTGTTTACTGCATTTGCAGTTTCTTGTATCACTGCATCATTATTACTAGTTGAGTCACGATGACCTTCACCTTTCATATAGTAAGATATATCATAAGTCTCTTGACTTGATAACATATTTAGTCGTCTTAATGTTGTTCCAAAACCATAATTTTGTTCTGCTCTTGCATATGATTGACTTCTTTCTGTTACAAAATATTCTTCTTCTCTAACTATGGTTGCGTCTTCTATATGCATAGCTTCATTACCTATTGATACTGGTGAACCATCTACCAAGACTTCAGTTGCAGCTTCAAATTGAACGAAGTCTCCTTCCTCTGCATTTGTATTTTGTGTATGAGTAGGTTCCATTCTCATGAAGTTATCAACTTGTTCTTGTACAATCTTATGACCAGTTTCTAATAATAGTCCTTCGTCATTAAGTGTTTGTACTGAAGTCTGTACTTTACCATCCATAGAAGTTCTTGTTGGTAATGGTATAAGATTTGGTGGTGATGATTGGTCTAAAATAGATTCTGTTCCGTTACCACCAATGCCTGAAATTTCTACATGGTCTCCATACTGGTCTGTTGGATATAATGATAATACAGTATCAAAGGATGGAACAATTTTAGCTGCTCTTCCACCCATTCCAGCATGTAGTGTACAATAATAGTAAAGAGTAGAAGGTGTTGAACCATCTACAATTAACTGAGTCAAGTTATATAAATCAGCTGAATTATTATGATTGTAGTTTATAACACCAGTTGTATAGATAGTTCCACCACCGTGAGTTCCATCTGCAGTGGTTGAGAATTTTAATATATGTGCTTTAGGCACTGAGAAGAAGTATTGATATCCTTGTTGAACTTCTATTGTTCCAGCTCCGTCTGCAATTCCCATTACAAACTTACCATTTGAAACTGTTACAGGAACAGCAACCTTCTTCGGATTACCATCTGTTCTAGTTGTTTTTCTTTCTATTGGTTCTGCTTTAGAAACAATTCTTTGAATATTTACGTGTCTTGATTGTAATCTAGTAGATTTTTGTACTGGGTCTGTTATGACTATTGCTTCTGAATCGTCACTACCATCACCGTCACTATCTTGGATTGCTGTAACTCTAAGTGATTCTGTATCAAAAACCCCATCTGAGGTTGGTGAACCAGCATCTTTATAGAATGTTATTGGTGCATTAACCCTAGCAGCTGGGATGAATCTTTCATCGTTAATCTTACTCTCGGGTCTCGATAATTCATGGAGAACCTTAGTGCCGTCTTCAAATAGTATGTGATGGTCTTCGTAAATCTTACCATCTACTTTACTCTCAAGAACCATATAGTCTGTAAGATATGTCTGTATAATTCTTTGTGTTTCTTTAGAAGTATGTGCAAAATTATCTCTAGAGTTTTCATTCTCTAGTAGATGTATGTTTGTTGTTGAGTATAAGTCATGGTCAATTGCAAAACCATCTTCTAATGCTAAGTGGTCTTCTTGATTTCTATCTGAGGTTTCTAACAATACATTATCTGTAGGATGTAATTGCATGATAACCATCGGTACCATTGACACAGCATTATCGGATGATGCATCTACTTCTGATTTGATTGCAACTTCACCAAAGAATATATGACCAGCTGGATGTAGCAAGTCTTTGACTATACTTCTCCATTTATTAATAGACTCACCAACTCTAACTACATAAGAGTGAGATTGATATCTATAACTATCATGTATGTTGGCTGCTGTTGCATCTAACCAAGACTTGTCTCCTAGGAATTGTTCTTGTATTACACCTTCACCACCAAACGTACCACGACCATTATAAGGGTCATCGAACATTACGGTAAATGAATCTATGTTTTCATATGCAACTCTTTCGTCCTGTAAAAAAGAACCTTTTAAATTTGTGTATTTAAGGATGTGTCTGTCTTGGTCATAATTAACTACGGTTGCAGTTGCACCCGAAATATCACCAACAATTTTTGTTCCACTGTTTAGTGATGATGTTGGAGTTGTAATCAACATAGGGAAAATAGATGTAGGACTTACGACTGCATCTGAGGTGAATCTATTACCTTGGTCTAGAATGTTTAATTCTTGAACTGCACCGATATCAGCTGAGTATACAAATAATTTTGCTCCAGCTCCAGTTGCAACATTGTTATTCAGAATAGTTGCAGTTACTAAAGAGTCATTACCTTTAATTAATTTACCGTTACCAAATATACCTGTATGTGTACTGTTTCTTAAAACTGTGATTCTATTTAATCTTTTATCTATTTCTAAAATTGTTGCGTTTGCAGTTGTACTACCACTCTCTCTTTGTTCTAATAATTCACCTTCCACAAAACCTGTAACATCTTTAACAAAAATATGTCCGCCTGGATAACATTTAGGAAGAGTGTGATAACCAGCACCACCGTCTGTGATTAAGACTTCTCTGATTCTTCCATCGGTAGAATTATAGTTTATAACTCTGCCATCTTCATAAACTATTCTGTAGTATTCTATAACAATCTCAATTACATCACCAGCACTACATGGTTCTGTGAATACTACTCTATCATTTTTATGTGAATAGTCATGAACTGTATGTGAAGTATTAGCTTTTCTTTCTATACCATTCTTAAATACTGTGATTGAGTTATCATTAAAGAAAAGACTCTTTCCATGAATGTCATCACCACTGAAAAGTGTTTGATTTGCAGTTGCAATATATTCATACTGACCAAATGTCTCATGGTTTTCTTGGATGACCTCGTCACCTACTGAACCTAGAATACCAGCTGCACCCGAACCACCAGTGGCAAAGTTATCAAAGACAACCATCTCTCCACCTTCATAATTGGTTCCACCAGTTTCAATAAATATTTTTTGAACACCACCTAAAGATAAACCACTTATCGTGGATACTGCTTCTATAGTGTCGAGATTGTCCTTTGCACCTGTAAAATTGATTCTATCAGCAAAACTGTACATAGAACCAGCATTACCACCTTCGAGTAGAACACCACCACCATCTTCAAATAGTAGGTCGAACTCTACAGCTTCTTGTAGTATAAATCCACCGCCAGACGCATCTTCTAATAATGTTTTATTTCCATCTTCTAATGATATCATACCATCTTCAGAATCTACACCAACATAGGTTGCAGATGCATCATGGTTTATAGAATGTACTAGACCTTGGATAGTTGCAGTCTCGGTTGTTATACCATCTCTATCAATTAAAAATACTGTACCACCTTGAGTAAAGGTACCTTTGTGATTGTCTGTAATCTCTAATGAGTATTCGTCTTTGTTTAAATCTGTAACAAAGACTGCTTCAACAACTGATTCAGCTAGAACCTGTACTTTTGAAGAGTCTGTATATTGAATTAATTTATCTGTGGCAAGCGGTAGACTACCAACCTTTGTCATCTTTACATTTACTCTTCTCTTCTGAGAGTAATTAGAATCGGATGCAAATATTGTTTCGTTGTAAGGGTAACGCACCTCTGCATCTTGACCATAGATAAGTCTCATTAAGAACTTTAATGATTCTTCTGTACCCTTTTGTTGATATAGGTCTTTGATGTTTTTGATTGTAAGTCTCTTGTTCATTGTGAGACCTAAATCGAAAGCTGGTGCTAAATCTGTTTGGAAGTAATTTAAAAACTCTTCCGTTGTATGGTCGATATCAGAATAATCTAATAGTCGATTGTTTGCGAGAATTGTATTCTCTTTATAGGACTTTACTGTGGCTGTTTGCCTTCCTTCTCGTCCAGTGATAGTTTCGCCTTTTGCAAAACCAGTTCCCGATATTGTCTTAAGATATAAACATCTACCACTAGGTTTATTGTTTATAACTGTAATTTCTGCAACCGTTTTACTATTTGTTCCAACAATATACTCACCAACCTTTAAAGGTTGTGCAGTAATAACATTATCGTTTGAATCTAAAAGTGATTGTGAATCAAGAGGGTTGGAATCTGTTCTTTCATATTTTATGAATGAATTTTCTTCGTCGGGTGATGGCGAGATGGTAGCAGGTTCCAATAACATGGAGCCTGTACCATCTTCATTTAAAATACCATCTATGTCACTCTCTACATCGAGAACTAAGATTTCTGCTTCTAGATATTCAAAGTATGCATTGAGGAAAGCCTCAAACATCGGAGATTCATCTTTCAAGTACTCGGGAAGTAATGAAGGAAGTCTCTGACTTAACTTATCTATAGTATAATCTTGGTGTGACATATATTAGTTTAACCTTAACTTAAAGTTGCACCAGTATTTGCAACGACATACCATTTGGTACCGTTCCATATTAACACTACTGCTTCACCAATAGTATCCAACTTAATTTGCTCTGTACTGTCAGCTGAGAAACCCCAGTTTGATACAGTAATATTAGCTTTATGAGTTGAAGCTGGTTCAGTTGAAGCAAGGATAATTTTTAACTGACCTACGTCTGTTCCGTTATCCAAAGTGAATGCAACATCACCACCAAATGAACTTCCATCAATGAACGTTGCAAAAGTTGATGCAAGGTTTGATGCTGAAGCTGTCAATGTAGCAATATCATCTACTGCTAAGTGAGTTGGAATGTTTTCAAACATCTGACCAATGGTCATCTTTTTGTTTACAGGAGTTCCGCCTGGGTTGTCTACAATGTGCAATAAATCATCAGCACCGATTTCTGAATCAGCAACTGCTGTTAAAGCTGTTATTTTCTTATCTGCCATTTTTATTTCTCCTAAA